ATGCGCCGTTGGAAAATAAAATACGGATAAAATTTGTCGAATGGCGCGGATTTTTTCTGCGCCATTTTTTGTTAAAAACACACTGGTTTTATGGGGGCGAAAGTATGAGTTATTTTACGGCGAGCCAAATCGGGAAAGCGCTTGCAAAAGCACGGGTGTCTGCTGGCCTGAGCCAAGCGGAGATCGCAAGGCGCATCGAAAAAGGAGAGCGGACCGTGCAGAGCTGGGAAAAAGGATGCACCAGCCCGGACAGTGACGAGATCATGGACTGGTGCACTGCGTGCGGGGTGTCGCCCATCACGATGTTCATGGAGATGCTCCACCAGGATCTGTACAAAGTGCCGGATGACGGCAAGGCCGACGATGAGCTAAACGCAGAGTTGCGCCGTCTCGTGGTAAACCTGCCACCGCTGACAAAAAGGCTGCTGCTTTTTATTCTGAAGGGCCGGCACGGTAGCAGTCCGCCTGCTGTCATATCGGAGATGGCGGCAAACCTCCACTGCCCCCTGAATAACCGGGTCAGCGTGTGCGGAACCATCATAGACCAGTATACCTATGCGCAGATCGCGGGCCTTGACCCATGCCCAGACGCTCCGCATCCTCCTATTGACGACCTGAAGATCAACTACAGGGCCGGAAGGGCTGCTGCTGAAAATGGTGCCTTCGGATATATCGGGCAGAAAAAGGAGTAAGCCATGAAATGCGTGAGACCATGCTGCCGGAAAGAGATCCCGGATGGTGCTTCTTTTTGTCCGTGGTGCGGGAAGAAGCAGCCGGAAGCCGCCCCGCAGCAAAGAAAAAAGCGCCGCCGCCCCAAGGGCAGCGGCAGTGTGTATAAAAAGGCTGACGGAAATAGAAGCAGACCGTACGTTGCCGTTGTTCCATCGGAGGATGGAGGCAAAACAGTTCTTGGACACTATGCATCTCCCGGGGAAGCCATTCAGGCCCTGGATACTTACAATGCTCAGAGGACGCCGGCAGAGCGATTAAAATCCACTTTTGCGGAGATCTACAAAAGATGGAGCGCTACGCACTTTAGTAGCATCGGTGAGGATACAAAAGACGGGTATGTAAGAGCTTACAGCAAAGCTGAAAAACTTTGGAACGTCGAAGTGCGCACTCTTAAAACGGAAGATTATCAAAAAGTTATTGATGAACTTTCCGCAGACGGAAAATCCCGAAGCCTATGCGAAAAGCAAAAAGGTTTATTTCGGCAGTTATGCATATATGCCATGAAGCAAGATATTATCAACCAAAACTATGCTGATGGGTTAGAGCTGCCGCCAGCGCCCGGCCCAAAGGAAAGGATCCTTACGCCGGAAGAGACAGCTAAAATCCGAGCCGTTGCAGACGATCCTAGAAACGGAATGCACTTAACGGCGCAGATCGCAATGGTTCTTTTATACACCGGAATGAGAATTGACGAGCTTCTTTCCTTGCCTAGGGATAATGTTGATTTAGAAAACGGCAATCTGACCGGTGGCGAAAAGACTGCTGCTGGAAAGGGACGCTTTATTCCTATCTTAAACCCGATCAAGAATATTCTTGCAGAATGGATGCTGTTGAGCATCGGAGAAAAATATCTTCTTCCCACTGAAAGCGGAAACAAAAAGGACAAAAACAATGTTGAGCATTCTTTCCGCAAGCTGATGCTTGATCTTGGAATAAACCAAGCCGACACTCCGATTAGAGACCGCATTACTCCCCACGCCTTGCGTCGCACTGCAACCACCCTTCTCGTTGAAGCAAATGTGGCGCCTACTGCAACAAAAAAGATTATGGGACACACAAATTTTTCCACCACTGCAAGATATTACGTTGCTCACCGTCAGAAATTCCTCACCGATGAGATGAAAAAAGCTGAAAGCCTTTTTGAAGAACGTGAAAACGAGGAAGACTGAGCGGAGTTTCGTGGTAGCTTATTTGGTAGTTTATCACACGGTTTCAGGTCATTTTACATCACTTTTTCACAAAAAATAACGCATAGGCGAATTGCTTTCATCGTCTATGCGTTATTTTTTGGAGCTGGTGACAGGAGTTGAACCCGCAACCCACTGATTACAAATCAATATATTTATTCGATATAACGATTTATTTTTATAAGTTGGTCGCTTGTTGGTTTCTTATTACGTCAGAAATCTTCCGCATGACCAGCTCATACTCTTTCGGGTATGCAAGCTTTATGGCGCTCATGTGTTCATCAAGCACTTCCATCAAGCCGCCAAAGGGCGCGGCGCTGGCCGCTTCCACGAACTCGCTTTGCGGATTTGCTTTTGTGGAGTATGCCGCCGCATAAGTCGCGGGCGGCAATGCCTGGGTCTGCGTTTCAGGTGCGTGTGCTTCTTCCAGCTCGTTCCGCACAGTGCAGAGGGCAGCAAGCTTCTCAACGCTCTGCCAGTCCGTCGAACCGCATTTCAGCTTGTGAATATGGGTGTTGATCTCGTCAATGTCCATGCCTGCCGCCCCCCTTATCACATATTGTTCAGGATGTCCAGAGCACGCTTGTATGCGTCACGCTCTGCACCGGTTGCGTCCTGCATCATGTTCTCGATGTCAGAGATCATCTTTTCCCGGCCATCGCCGCGCGAGTAGTGACCGCGCACATAGTGCCGCCCACGGTTTGCGTAGCTGTTGCCCCGGTTATAGTTTTCGGTACGTCCGTAGTTGCCGCGCATATCAGTTTCCCACTCACCAGAACGGCTATAATCGCCGTCCTCCAGCATCATGATCTTGTCGATATTTTTGATGGTGTCGGTCAGCTTATGTACGGTATCCAGAACGCGCTCGTTCAGGCCGTTCTTGGCATCTCGGTTGTACTCGTCCAGCTCCTCGCAGAGCATTTCACGCAGATCATAGAGATTCTTACTCATGCTGTACTCCTTTCCTTATGCAACACGCTCAACGATCAGATTGCTGCTTGCAATGCTGACTGCCTGCGTACTGGTGCTTTTAACTGCCACGGTCACGCAGCAGCCGCGCGGCACCTCGATGAAAGCGGCCACGAAAACGTTGAAGTAATTTTCGACTGCCGCCGGGGTGACAATGGCTGTTGCACTGGTCAGCGGCTCACCGCCGACAGCCAGCGCCACGGAAATGGGTCCCACAGTGCCGCCGGTGGGAACGGCGATATTGCCGCCAAAGCTTACCTTAAAGCGCGCTTTGCACTGATTGGTCAGACCGCGCAGGGTCACGAGACCGCTGCCCTCGCGGTGCATGATGCAGGCAGGGGCTTTCACGGCGGTCTCGGTCAGGGGAAGGTTTTCACCCGCCGCCACGATGACGGTGTTGGAGTTGCTAAATTCTGCCATTTTATCGGCTCCTTTCATAGAAAAACGCCGGGACTTTTGCCCCGGCGCTCTGGTTTGCAAAATCAGCTCAGGGGCTGAACAGACTACAATTTGCAGTCAGTTGCCGTTATTCGATTAGGCGCAACCGTTGCAGCCGCAACCGTTGCCGCAGTTACCGTACTGGTAGGGTGCGGGTACCGGGAAAGCGGGCACAGGGCGGGGGTTGTAGTAGGCCAGCTGACCGCTCATGTAGGCCTTGAGCGTTTCGTTCTGGGCTGCCTGAGATGCCGCAAGCTGTGCTGCGAACAGCTGCTGACCCTGCTCAGCGATCTTTGCGTCCTTTGCCTCGATGCGCTGTGCGGTCAGAGCGTCCAGAATGGCGCGGGCGTTCTGGTTCTGGTTGTCGATGATGTCCCGGGTGGTGTTCTGCACCGCGTTCCGGGTCTCGCAGGACTGGGTGGCCAAGTTGTAGTTGACGCCCTGAATGGCAGAGCGGTTCTCGCAGCAGCACTCCTGCTGCTGCATCTGCATGGCAAACAGCTGCTGCATGAACGCCGCCTGCTGGTTTGCGCGGCTGATCTCTGCGGACATAAAGCCGTTGCTCACGGTCTGCTGCACGCCGTTGACAAGCTGCGCCTGCTGGTAGAAGCCATCACACATGCCGTTGTTGATACCATCCATCTTGCGCTCGATATTGGCAAAATCGGAGGTCAGAACGTAGCCGTCAACGACACCGGCACCGGTGTTGCCATTGCCGCCCCAGTTGCCGCCCCAGCCGCCGCAGAAGGCGAACAGGAACAGGATGATGATCCACCATGCGCCATCATTGCCAAAGCCAAAGCCGTTGCCGCCGTTGGCGTTTGCGGGCTGAACAGGCATGGTCAGAACCGCAGAATCGGAAGAAAGAGACATTTTTGTACTCCTTTCGTGTGTTTTGAATGATTTTTATGCTTGAACCGTGGCCACGGTTACGACTTAATGGAGGAACTGCTGGAACTGCTGCGCCATCGCCTGCAGCTGGTTCAGCTGGTTTTGTGACATTTTGCCGGATTGCAGCAGCTTTTGCACCTCTGCTTTCGGGTCGCCTTGAAAGTTTGCACGGAACTGCTGGAACTGCTGCATCATCTGCCCGAACTGACCCATAGGGTTTGGCATGGCGGGCATACCGCCGCCTAGTGCGTTAAAAAGAGGGTTTGCCATACTTATTTGACCTCCGTTTCAGGTTTTGCAGGCTCTTGCTTCTCGAGCGCCGCACAGCGGGCTGCCAGAGCGTCAAACTCTGCTCGGGTGACAAACTCCACGCCGGGCTGCTGCGCCGTCTGAGGGGGCATTTTTGTCGCCGTGGTGCGTTCCTTGTAGTCAAAGACGCGGAGAGGCAGCGGCATCCCGCTGGCGTCGGTGCTCTTGATGTAAAAAGCGCTGTTTTCGCTGTCCATCAGCAACACGCTGTTGCCTGCGGCGACCATATAGGCTTTTGCGCCCTCTTCTCCCTGCACCCAGATGATGGAGGGCGCAGCCTGTGCTGTCTGGGCTGTCGGCTGCTGCATCATGGGTGACTGATAGCCTGTTCCCTGCCTGAGTTGAGCGAGGTTGTCCGGCATTGGCTGGCCGTAGTATGTCGGCATCTGATACGCATACGGATTGTAAGGCATCGTTTACTCCTCCTTATACCAGTAGTAAATCGGGCATTCTGCGCCGCTGTCCCAGCTGTCCCACCATTCGCCGTCGATGACGGCCAGAACGTGGCCGAAGCAGCCCAGTACATACACACCGCGGGGGTACTCCCGGGCAAAATCTGCCACGGTGTAACAGGTGGTGCAGTCTGCTTCCACCATGCGGCGCTTGTAACCCTGTTTTTGGAGGTATGCGCCCCATGTGCGGTTAGCGCTGGGCATATCGCCGATGGCGTAGCCGGTGAGCGCCAGCGCAATATACGCCTGCTCCCAGCTCTGACCGGTGGCCGCAGCTACCGCCCGCACTACGCAGTCCCCGACGCTGCTCCCGCGCGGGTTCGGGTTAAACCTGTGCCACACATGGCACCCCCTCCCTTTGCGCCCAGTGTACTTTTTTAAACCGCCGGGAGAGACAAGGAACGCGCAACGAAGGACAAATAAAAAAGCGCCCACACAGCACAGGGCTGTATGAGAGCTCAAGTATTTGCACGCAACGCGTATAGAATTTTCAAAAAAGTCTTGACAATTGCACGCAACGCGTGTATAATAAAGACAGTGAAAGACACATGCACACAACAACATGGAGGTAAAAAAATATGAAGATCCTTAACGCTGAAGAGTTCGCCGCAAAGGTCATGGAGAACGGCACCGAGGTGGAGCCTGACGAATACAAGACCATGGATTGCGAGGACGGCGAAATCGTCTGGACGATCTACGCTCACATTGATGCAGACGGATCCCTTGTGCATAGCAAGGATGACGCCGAGTGGACAATCACCGCAGATATGGAGCTGACTAAAGAGCAGTCCGAAGCTCTTATGCAGGGCGATCTGGATGACATGGAGAAGGACGTCATCATCCGCCGCCTCTACCCCCAGTATGTTGAGACACTCAAGGAGTACGAGGACTGGATCAACCTGTAAATAAAAAAATCCCCTGCCGGATGCTCGCAACATCTAACAGGGGATTTTGTGAAAGACGCACCATGGAGGTGCGCAAATATATTACCATCTGAAAGAAAGGAAGTCAATCATGTATACCAAAGCAGAGCTTTTTTCAATGGCCGCAGAGCAGCCGAAGGAAATCTTTGTCAACAACATCACTCTGAGCGTCCCGGATGACGCTTCTGACTGCGTTGATCTGGACGCTGAAAAGGAAAGACTGTCCAACATCTGGGATCTGGCGCACTTGTCCATGCGGGAGCTTGTCTCACGCACCAGCCTGTCTCAGACCACTTTTGCAAAGCAGTCAGGCATCCCGCTGCGAACCGTGCAGGACTGGTGCTGTGAAAAGCGTTCGTGCCCTGTGTATCTCCGCTTTTTGTTGGCAGAGCACTACGGATTGATCTGAGGAAAATGTTATGGCAGAAGATTTGACTGGAAAGCATTTTGGAAAGTGGACGGTACTTGCGCCGTCTGAAAAGCCGCACTATTACACATGCCAGTGTGAGTGCGGAGTGGTAAAAGACGTGTATGACAGCTCACTGCGTCTTGGTAAAAGCCGCAGCTGTCTGTCTTGCGCGAATCGAGGGCAAAAGCCAGCCATGACGGAGACGGCTTTACGAAAGGCGAAGAAAAAAGAAGGACAGATTATTAACGGATGGAAAGTATTGGAAGTTTTGCCCGAAAAGAGGTCAAGTTGTTTTCTGTGCCGTGCTATTTGCCCGAAATGCGGGAAGGAAACCACCGTAAAGATCACAAGGCTTTCTCGAATCCAGCATTGCGCAGATTGCAACAGGGACATCGGAGAAAAAACAGGGCAATTCACAGTACAGTTTACGCAGATGGTTCTTCCCTTGTGTCGATTTGCACAAGGGCGGTCGGAGGCCATATCAATAAAAATTCCACTTCTGGCGCAAATGGTGTGTGTAAAGACTGCCACGGCCGATGGCGTGCATATATCAACTTTCGGCGGAAGCAGTACCATCTCGGCAGCTATAACACGGTCGAGGAAGCCGTTGCGGCCCGAAAGGAAGCCGAGAGCATAATTTACGCCCCGTACCTCAAAGAACATGAAGGATGGGAAGAAGAACTTTCCAGAAGGCTTGAGGAATTGAAGAAAAAGTAAAAAACCCCGATGCTCCAAACGGAACACCGGGGGTTTTCTGCGTCTCCCGCATAGTACGCGCTGTGAGTAGGCGGGCGGGAGACCGGTCGGCACCTATCTGGCAACCGCTTTTTTTCATTCCCAGATAAAGCACTGGGCTAACTGGCAAATATCCACCCTGTTGTGCTTCTTCGAGAGGCCGGGTGGATTTCGTTGGTATTATTATACCACAAACCGTGCAAAAAGAAAAGCCAGCGGGTAAACGTTCTTCCGCTGGCTCTCTGTATACATTTTCTCCGAAGTGTGTATACGCTACTTCGGACACTATAAGTAGTATATCACACATTCAGCATTTTTTCAATGCCTTTCAGCCGGTAGCTTATCGCCGTCCGGCTGTAATGTGTCTGTGCTGCAATGTCCGGCAGCGGGAGCCGCTCAACGTACCGCAGTAAGGCTATCTTACGGTCTACCCTCCCAAGCGGTGCGTTTTTAATGGCGGCGGTCATCTGCTGTCGGTTAAGTCCTTGCAGCGCAGCGGGCAGCACTACACGAGCCGCCGCCACAGGCAGCACCGAGCCAGAAAGGCTGCGGCAGCTGTCCGGCGTTGCGCACCATAGTGCCAAGCGCGGCAAACCGGTGACAAAACGTCACCATTTTCGTGACCTCACGAAATTGTTCTTGTGCGGCGAACATCCCGGTGACGTCACCGAGATGGCAGTATGTAGTGCTTGCCATGATATCCTCCCATCAACTCATGCTTAAATCAACGTTTTCGATTTCTGCACGGACTTCGAGCGCATGGAGATAATTCCCCATAGCCGATTTTTGCTCTTTCAAAAGAGCCAAAGAGCAGGACGGCGTAAAGCTCAAAGTTCCGGCCTCGTACTGGATAGTCATGCGGTGCAGCTTTTCATAGCGGATTTTTGTCTGGTAATACTCCGCGCGAAAACGCTCCTTGTAATCGCTGCTGAGCATCATTTCGGTAGTGTTTTTCAAATCCATGTGTTATGCCTCCTTACAGCGTAACTTCCTCAGCGTTCGCCTTGTCCTCCGCGTCCAGCGCGTCGTAGTACGCCTGCGCAAGGGCTTCAACCTCTGCGATGTCGTCCTCCGTCAGCAGACCGCTGTCGTAGTGCATGTATGCTTTATCCAGCCAGAACGCAACATCCCGCCCTGCAGCGATTTCCCGCTTGATGGAGCGCAAGGTCAAATCGTGTCTGGCTTTGGATTTAATTGCCATATGTACCTCCTTATGTTGTTGTCATGGACGCGACAGCGTCCTCAAGGTCAGTGATGCACTTGATGGGGTCAGCCCTGCCGGTAACGGTCGCACTGTCTGCATCGGTCAGGACGGTGTTCACGCCTGCAATCGCTGGCAACGGCTGCGCGCCTGTCGCAGTGAAGGGCACAGGCTCTGCCAGCTTGTACGCAATTTGCACCGGCGTCCCGGCGGCATACTGGGCAGCGAGGTAGGATTTCCAAGCATCCACTGTCTCCCACGTTTCAGTAACGCAAAAATGCACTCTTTCCCCGCTGTTTTCAAACGCAAAATATCCTTCATTTCCATTACTCGCGTAAGCATATATTTTCCACTGGAGCATGCTGCACAAACAATTCGTTGAGCTGTTTGCAACAGGTTTGATGCTACAAGAATAATTATTTGTTGCGTTGTCTTGTCGTATCCACCTCTCCGTCCCATCCAGCGTCACCAGTTTCCACGTTCTATGCCCTTCTCCCGTCACTGCGTCCACCGTGCCACCGTAGATGGTGCGGGGCAAAGTCAGGGTGGCGGTTTGGCCGATGTAGGGGGAGTAAACGGTGGGAGGGGCGGTGGTGCCTTCAACAACTTCAATTTGAAATTTGTAGTTATCAAATTTTGTACCATCTCGCCAGCATTGCAGCATAAAAATAAGCTCGGTTTCTACCAGCGCAACGTCTCTTGCAATATATGCATCCAAGTTTGTGCTGTTTGTATTACCACGGAAGTAATGATTATAATCCGTTGTGAACAGCGAATAGGCAAAAGTAATGCCGTCACCGCTTCCAAGAGAGGCACTTCCGCCCACCTTTTTGACGTACATGGTGTAGTTTTTCCCCGCAACCCAATGCAGCTGACACATTCCAATAGAGATATTGCCTTTTCCATCAAGTGTTCCGTTTAACGTAATATTTTTTTCTGCGTCTACTGCTATTTTAATGCCTAAAGAGGAATCATTTGTGCTTAAAAACTCAATAACATTCCCCCCCGCACCTTGTCACCGTCACGCTATCCCTGCCCTTGATGGGGCGGACATTCTCAGGTGATGGGTCACCACTGCCATCCTGTGTCGGCACCCAACTCACCTTGCAGCCCAGCGGATATCCTGTCACCGGGTTGCAAACGACGGGGTTCCCGGTCTCCTCCAGCGGCGGACAGAGGGTGTCAATGATGTGCTTGCTGCTCCATGCGTCTGCCCCTACGGTGGTATCATCGATTTGTGTACCATCTTTGCCGTCTGCACCTGCCGGGCCGACTGGGCCCTGTGGCCCCTGTGGTCCAGTGTCGCCGGTGTCTCCTTTCGGGCCCTGCTCACCCTGCGAGCCACGCTCGCCCTGTATGCCCTGGGGCCCCTGTTCCCCTTGGGGACCGGTTTCGCCCTGCGGGCCGGTGGCTCCGGTAGCGCCTGTGGGGCCTTGAGGGCCTTGCTCACCTTGCGGGCCAACCGGGCCGATGGGGCCAGTGTCTCCCTTGTCACCTTTCTCGCCTTTGAAGTCACCAGCGGCAATGCCGTCTTTCAGCTCTTGCAGGCTGTCGGCGGCCTGCTGGGCACTCTGACCAGCATTGGCAGCGCTTGTGGCCGCTTCACTGGCAGCAGTCTGTGCATCTGTCTTGGCCTGCTCTGCGGCGGTGGCATCGGTGTGCACGGCATCCACCAGCTGTTGCCATGCAGGCGAATCCGGCTCTGGCATGCTGCCGTCCTCTGTGCCGCTGTTGGCACTGACACGATACCGCAGGTCAGCGCTGGTCACAGTCTTGGTGCCGTCGCTGCCCTCAAAAGTCACACAGCCGGAGCCGGGTTGGGCGGTCACGCTGGCAGGCACGGCCACATAGCCGTCCTTCACCAGCGTGGACGCCGGGTCTTTGCCGTCCGGGACGTGCCAGAAAGCCCGGATAGTCAGGCCTTCCCACTCGCCAGTGGCACTGAAGGCAAGCCTGTACACGCCCCGGTTCTTGGTGTAGCCAAAGCGCACCAGCTGCTCATAGCCCGGCACTTTGACGACGCCATTGGATGCGAGAGATACGCTTAGCTCAATCATAAATTACCCCTTGTTGATGGTAGGCTTCTTGCTTTCCAGTGCCTTTTTCATCATGCTGACGGCCTTTTCAATCACGCTGTCCAGCACTTCATCGGTGATGAAAGGCTTCAGCCAGTCCGGCAGTGCGCCGCGCAGCGCGGCAAAGACCTGCGCCTTTTTCTTTGCGCCCTGACCGCTGCCCATGATGCTGTTTTCTGCCAGGGTCACGAGCTCCAGCGCCCACTGCTTGACGTACTGCTTATAGCCCAGGCGAATGGCACCTACTGCCAGGGAGATAAAGCCCAGGACCATCAGAACCAGGGCGACGGGGGTGGGGATAAAGTTAAGCATTGCTTCCATGTTTCGTTACTCCTTCCATCAGGTAGTTATCAATTTTTTCCTTGCTGGCCTGCATAGCGGGCACGTTGTTTCCTGTCAGCTGTGCTTCCAGCAGGGCACGAACGGCTTCAAGCGTCAGGCGGTTTACTTCGTCGATTTCCCCGAAGCGGGACAAATCGCGCCCAAGCGCCAAAGAATGTTGCGCATAGCCCGTTTCTAGCGTTTGCAAGCGCTTGTCCATTTCGTCAAGCCGCTTGTTCTGCGCATCGTCGGGGGCCTGCGCCTTTTTGATGTACTTGTGAATGATTTCCAGCACCTTGTCGATGGTGATGGCCGCAGCGCACAGGCTGCCCAGGACGCCCAGCACCCACAGCAAAGCTTCTTTTTCGGTCATTTGCCCTCCCGGAGACGGGTCAGGCCCTTCTTGCGGATGATACGGGGGTAGTTGAGGGTGGTGACGTTGAGGTCTACGTTGCCCGTGATGCCCGGCACGCTGCCCTTGCTGGTGTGCTGGTGGGTGTTGTAGGCAAAGGTCACGGCAGGTGTCTTTCCTGTGTAGTCGGCCAGCCAGACGTCGTAGGGGCTGAGGGCAGCACCGCCCATATACAGGCGCGTCTTAGCAAAGCTGGTGTATGTATAGAGCTGGGCATAAAAGCCCATGTCCTCCACCTTTTTCAGGGCGTAGGCTGTCAGGTCGGTCAACGCCTGCTTGCCCAAAACCCTGAATTTGTTGTCCTCCACGTCCACTGCTACAGGCATTTCCAGCGTTTTGCCACGCAGGGCGTCAGCCAGCAGGGAAAGTTCTGCATCGGCCATAGCCTTGCCGGTGGCGTAGGTGTAGTAATACACACCCACCGCCAGACCTGCCGCCTTTGCATGGCGATAGTTCGCTTCAAAGGTCGGGTCGATGTACAGGCCGTCCGCTCGCTTGGAGAGCTTGCGGTTTGTGCTGACGGTCTTGAGCATGACGCCCTGATAGCCAGCGTCCTTGACCTTCTTCCAGCCCTCCGGTGTAATATTGCCCTGATACCGGCTTACGTCGATGTAGCGGTAGGGCGGTGCTCCCGTCCACTCGGTCACAGATGCCATTGTGTCCTCCCGTTCTGCCTGTTCTTCCGCCAAAGCGGCAAAGAACCGGCTCAAAAAGTTAAAAAGTGCGGTCAAAAATGTGTTGTTTATTGCGATCAACCTCCCTGGCCCAAGAGTAGGCATTAAGCGCCATGGACGGCCTCCTGCTGGGCCAGCAGCTCGGTCAGCTCTTTGTACTCGGCTTCGGTGATGCGGCCGAGGGCGTAAAACACGTCCAGCTTGTCCGCAAGGCCAGCGGTCTGGCCGCGCTCGATCAGGCGTTTACAGATACGATACAACATAGTTTTTACCTCCTTATGTGGTTCTTGTGTCAGTGGTGGTGTCGTCGGTCAGTCCCAGCTCCAGCAGGGCGACGCGGTATTCCTGATCTACCGCCAGGGCGTCCGTGTCTGCCTGCGCGGCCTGCGTCTCGGTCAGCAGCTCGGCAATGGTGGGGTAGTGGTAGCCGTCAATCCAGAGTTCCAAAGGGAACACTGTTTTGTATGGATAAACAACATGAAGGATGCCGTTTGTTTGGAATGTGATTGTAAAATTGATGTCACAGTCATAAGTTGTCGTGCCACCGCGTGCAATGCTTTTTTCAGTGTTATTATCGTAGCTGTTGTACTTGCCTTTGGTAATGCATATCTTATCAACATTGCCTGGAATCTGAACATCCCAAGTTGTGAATTTGTTAGGAGACGTCACATGGGTGTTCCACACCAGCCGGGGCTCTGACTTTACCGCCACGGCGGCAGCGATCTTGTCATTGAGCGTTTTGGCGCTGAGGGTGCCGTCCGGGGCGATGTCCAGGTAGTCCCCCACCTTCACGCCGCCCAGCTGGTCCGCCGTAGCGGGCGGCAGGGCGTATGGGGTGCCAAACTTGGCGTCGGCCTGGTCCTTGGTATACCTCTGAGCCAGGGCGACGCCGGTCGCCTTTGCATCAGCCGGTGCGCCCGATACAGTCAGGGTCGTGTCAGTGGACACGATAGCCTTTGCGTCCGCGGCACTCTTTGCAGCTGCTTCCTCGCTGGCCTTTGCGGCAGATGCACTAGACGCGGCAGCAGTTTGACTGGCCGCTGCTCCTGCGGCACTGGAAGCAGATTCCTCGGCTTTCGATGTCGAAATACCTGCCTGCTCTTGCGCTGCGCTTATGGCGTTTGCAGTGGCGTCTTTGACTGTCTTGGCTGCTGCGGCGGCCTGTGCTGCGGCAGTTGCCGCCGCGTTTGTGGCTGTTTCCGCACTCCGAACGGCTTCTTCCTGCCGCGCGATAACAGCCTCGCCATACTGCTTCACATACTCAAAGCCCTGTGCAAGGGCTTCCCGTACTTCCACGCCGCGCTCTGCATTGCGGACTTCGGAAATCGCTTCGTCAAATGTCTTATCCAATTTATCACCCCTTTGCGGATGCATAGCCCTTCAGCGAGCGGCTCAGGTCATAGGCGTCACTGGCTTTTCGTGCGCTCAGGGCCTGCAAGTCGCTGACGCTGGAGAAATCAATGCCCAGCGTGAATTCTTTTTTGTCCGGTGCGTCCAAAGGCTCCACAATCTTAGAGCACAAAAGCCAGGTGTTCACCCCGTGCGGGTTGGAGTAGATGTGTGTCATCTTGCCAAAGCCAAGGCGGGCGATATCCACACCGGCATCCTTGAGGTCCACAGCCTTTACCGTGATTCCGTCGAGATAACGCAAGTTTTTGGACAGCTCCGCGTTGGCGGCATCCAGAAGCGACTGTGTCGTGCTGGCGGTGCCGTCGATCACGATGATCCTTGTGATGATGCCAAAGAGCTTTTGGGCCGTAGTGTCGTTTGCGGTGGCGGTGATCGTGCTTTCATGCCTCCACAAAAACCAACCGGATTTCTTTTTTCCGACGGCAATGACGCGGGTGACGATATCCTCTGCTTTGACGTAGCTGTTCAGGTCGAGCAGGTTTGTGCCGAATGCGATGGGCTGCCCGTTTTTCTCCTGCACTTCCCGGACGTAGTCCAGATACCTGGCCCTGTTTTCGTGCCGGACGATCAGATACCCGCCGTACACATCCACAAGCTCATTTTGGATGACATCCCATGTAACGCCAAAATTTTGTCCATCGCCAAAGGTGTACCGTGGCGCAGAATCGTAACGGACCACGGAAGAATCCGGCAGGGCTGTACCGTTGAACAGGACGGCATAACCGTCTCTCTGCTTTTCAATTTTCCATTTTTTTGAGACCGTGTCTTTGAGATTGTATTCCGTCTCAGGCGGAAAGGATTTTGAGTGCGTAGCGCATGTGATATCCGGCGTAACCGTTTTTTGCGTGGCTTCGTGCGTCTGGCCGTCCCCATCCAAGGATAAAGCCACGTTTACGCTCACGGAAAAAAGGCCTTCTCCAGTGCGCCAAATCTGTCCGTCAATGGAAGAGGCTTCATGCTTTACGTTCAGCGTCCATCTGTACGCAGATGGATCCGGGGCCGTGTCGTCATCCGAGGAGCCAACTTCATATTGGCTCACAAGTTGAACGCCGGATGAGGTATAAAGTCCATATTCATACATATAATCGCCGTCACTGTCCGGAGTACCTGCCATGTAGTCCAGTTTCATCACGCAGTTATGCAGTTCTGGAACCACCACGCTTGTGCTCGGAAAGCCAACATTTCCACAGGTAAACGCCTTGTATGCGTCCACCATGCCGGTATGATTTTCCAGCAGGAACGAAAGAAATTGCTTGATTGTCACGTCTTTGGCTGTATATGGCGCAACGGAGCTGTCGTTGAGGTAGGCCAGCTCTCCCTCGCAAAAGACTTTTTGACGCAGCATAAAATCCTGCTCGTGGCTCATGGGCCTGCCCTCCCAGATGCGCGCACCGTCTTGTTCTACGGACACGGTCGTGCGCATTTTTTGCAAAGCTGAGTGAGCCACATTGCCAAGCGGCAGGGTGAATTCCAAGCTACCGGCCTTGCCCACCTCCCGTGTCAGAGTTGGACTGATGAGCTTTTTTGTGTCCGTGTAGTCTGTTGGGTCGTAAATGCAGGTCTTTGTCTCCCACACGTCAACGCCGGTCTGGACGCCTGCATAAACTTTATAGCTCATAAGCTGCCCCCTAGATATCGGATGCTGATGCTGCAATCCGCAGACGCCGCAAAGATGAGAGTACCTACAACGCCATCCGGCATATGCAAGCCCTCAATGTACTGCCACTCTGTAGACTTTGCAAGGATGCCAACTTCAAGGCCATTGAGAGACACCGCAATGTCGGCGGCGTCCTCGCTGCGTTGGAAGTAGATGCCGGCCGCACGCGGTGCACCGGTGATGGACACCTCTTTATCCTCGCCCGCCTTGAGCGGGATGTCCGTGTAGTTGCGCACAATATCCGTTTCAAAGTTGAAGTCATCCCACAGCCAATCGTTAGAGCCATCGTAGACGCTGCGCTTGAAGGGGTCGCAGGTGCCCGTGATGGTGAATGCACTGGAAAACCTGTTGCGTGTCATAGACACGCTCCACAGCCCCTCCCAATAGAAAGACGGGTCATCGTCGAATTTGCACTGTAGCCATTTGCCATGGATGGCGTTTGCGATCTGACTGTAAAGATTCGGCCAGGTCTTTTTTGGTGCCCTGCACAGCAGCTCCATGGTGATGGTACGCTTTTTGTAGTGCGGGCGGCCATCCAGTGCATCCGTCAGGTTGAGCAGCGTATCAGAGCCGGGCACCTGCACCAGGTGCTCGTCCACCTCAGCAGGGCCGATTTTTGGGCTTCCGACCTTGAGATACAGCCCCCAGTCTTTCAGGGTGTGGAAGCCGCCAATTTGCGCGCCCAAAAGTTTGCCCATTATACACCCCTCGCTTTCCTCGTCACGGTCACACCAATGCGCGCGTCAACATTTTGTGCCATCCTAGGCGAAATAACGCCCACCAGCTCACCGGAATCCATGACCACCTGACCGGTGCCAATGGCAGGAAGATGCTCGTCCAGCATCCCTTCGATGCGTTCCAGAATGCTGGTCTGCCGGTCAACAATGGACTGCTGCCCAATAACGCGGTACTGCATGGCAGAGCGGGTGGAGAAGGTGCCCAGACTGTCATACACGCCGGTCTTGTCAAAGGGGCTCTGATAGTGGCTGACGGGCTGCTGGTCGTTCTTCTTGTTCATCCACATGGCAAGGCCGATGCCGCCAGCGACTGCGCCCGCAGCACCCACGCCCAGGATCAGGGCAAGGACGGGGTTCGCTGCCACAAAGGACACGATGCCGCCCAGTGCAGAGGTGATGCCGCCTGCCATGCCGGAAAAGCTCTGGACGATGCCGCCTAGCGCTCCGCCCACGCCGCCGGAGCCTGCAAGGCCCTGCACGATCTCAGAGAACGCCTTTACAGACGTAGTGGCGCCATCCACTCCGGCAGTAATGCCGTTTGTGAAAATGCTCTGGATAGACCCCAGCGCCTTGCTGATTCCACCGCCCGAATAGCCCTCATTGACCGCGGTCAGCGCGTCCGCAAGCCACTTAGAGATCACGTCACGCTGATCCTGCGACACTTCGCCCCAGATCAGATTGACAAAATCCAGAGCGAGACCGCCCCAGTCGCCATTTTTGGCGTCACTAAAGGCGCTTTTTACCAGCCCGAAAATGCCCTTATCCAGCTGGCCGGAAGCCTCGCTCAGCTGCTGGTCAATGCGGCTCTGGGTGCCCTTTACGCTCTTGTCGATAAGAGTAGAGGTCTCGTTCACCTTGTCTTGAACGCCGTCGATGTAGGTGATGATCTTCTCGTAGGTCTCCGCGCCGTTCTCGCCGATGCGCTGGCCGGCCTCTGTGACGGTCTTCTTGATATGCTCGCTGCCGTCCGCGTACTTTTCCACCGCCTGCTGCACCTTTGTGGTGATGCCGTCAAAGGTGGTTTCCGAGACGTTGGTAAAGGTACCCAGCAGCGTTTTTGACATGTCGTCATAGGTCTTTGTGACCTTTGTGACCGTGCCGTTGACCTTGGTCTCGACCTGCTTAAAGGTAGTGGCGACGCCGTTCACCATCTCCTTGCCGGTGGTGGTGGTGGTCTCAGTGATGCGGTCTTTGATCTTGCCGGAGCTGTCCTTGACCTTTTCGGTAAGGGTCTGGATGCTGGTGGTCACAGCGCCCAGCGCGTTCATGGCGCTGGTGGTTACGGTGTTTGACACCGATGCAATGACGGTTTCTGTGGTAGATTTAGAACCGGATGACTTCTTTTTGCCGGCTGCACTGGATGGGCTTGTGGTAATGCTGCTCCCACCGTCTCCCGCTGCCGCAGCAAGTTCCGCCTGCCGCTGGGACCAGCTCTTATTGCTGACGCCCACACCTTTCAGAGCATTCTGCCGTAAGCGGTCACGGTTTCTTTGGCGGAGGTTTGCGTCTGCATACTCCTCGTATGTGTCGTAATCCGCTGTGGCCGCTTTCCCCAGAAAGCGATTGAGCTTATAGCTCAGCTTGTCCAGCCAGGTGGAGGCACTGGAAGCAAATCCCTCAAACCAGGATTTGACGGACGAAATCGGGCCGCTCAACCCGGTAATTGCGCCTGCAAGACCAATCCAGCCGTCGGTTTTGTAGGCTTCTTGTGCCTTGACCACAAGATCGTTAAGATTGGAGATCACCACGCCGACGCCGCTGGACAAATCGCCTGTCATAAGGCCTGCCAGCTGCTTCACGTTGTCCTTCAGGGTAGACATGCGGCCATTCATGGTCTGACTCTGGGTGTCCATGCTGCCGTAGTAGCGTCCACCTTCCTCGGAAGCTGCCTGCAGGGCCTGCGTCAGCAGATCATAACTGATAGTCATTTTCTGCACTTCGGCGGTGGACTTGCCTGTGTAGTCGGCCAGCAGACCGTAAATATTGATGCCTGCATAAGCAAACTGCTTGATGTCGATTGCGGAGGCTTTGCCGACATTGGCAATCTGCTGTAAGTTGGCTGCCATACGGGACAGCTCCGCATTGCTGCCGCCTGTAGCCGATACAGCATTGCCCAGTGCCATGATCGTCTTTTCGGCATAGGTGGCGTTTTCACCTGCGCCGATCAGCAGCTGATTTGCCTGTGTAAGAGCTTCCACGCTGAACGGCGTGCGTGCTGCATCCTGCTGGATCTGGTCAATTGCCTGTTGTGCAGCTTCTGCGCTGCCAAGCATATTGGTAAGCCCAACAGTGTAGCTTTCGATCTGGGCGTTGTACTCGATGCCAGAAGAGATGAACCCCTCTGCGGCACGGAGAGCAGCGGATCCGAGCTCCGAGAAAACGTTCGCCATGACCGTGCCCTGCGCAATGGCACCGGCCAGAGATTTGCCGGACGCTTTATCCGTGGAGCTGGCAAAGCCATCCATGCCGTTGTTTGCAGCTTTCAGCGCGGTCGTGGTTGCCCTGAGCTGCGCTTCTGCCTGCGCCAGCATGGTCTTGAGATTTTTGGTCTCAGAGGACGCTTTGCCGGTCTTGCCCACCGATTCGTTGTAGCGTCTGGTCAGCTCCACTACGGCCTTTGCGGCCTTGCTGTACTCTCCTGACAGCGAAGAAACGGTCTTTTTCGTCTCGGATTGCACATTCTGGATTCCCTGCCGGTAGGCACTGTCGTCCAGCCCGAGGGTGGCGCTCAATTCAAAAAGTTTCAGGTTCCATCACCCCCGTTCAAGCCATTTTTAATGCGTGCTATCACTTCATCAGCGGACGGCTGCGGCGGCTGTGGGCGGTTTTCCACAAGCCCGGCCACCACGTCGTACCACCGCTCTTCTGCGCCTATAAGGTACGCCAGAGCGTCCGTCATGTACGCCTGATAGCTGAGTGCGATGCGCTCTTGCCGCAAAGCGTTCAGGCAGTGCTGCAAAATGTACGGCCTGCCAAACAGCCGCAGCGCGTCCGAGCTGATGGAAGAAATCAGGCGTCTGTACCCGCCAGCACCAACGGCAGACACCAGAGCAAAAAATCCATCACATCATCGTTGTTCAGCAGCTCTTTAACCGCACGCATCTTCTTGAACGGGCCGATATTTTCGACCACCCCGTTTTCATCCACGTCCGGTTCATAGAGCAGCGGAAGCAGCTTTGCGGTGGCAGCGGCATTGTCGAACAGCAAGCTTTTTGCCATAGCCTGGATGTTCTTTTTTGCCTGCTCCTTCTTCTTCTGTTCCAGCTCCTCCGGCGTTTCCTCGCCGGTCAGGGCCGGCAGAACCTTGCGCAGCTCCATGATCTTGGATTTTTCCAAGACCTCTTCCGCCACATCGGCGATCTGCCAGCAGTGGCGGAGAAACTCTTCATCGGGCAGCTCTGTCAAAAATTTCATACGATGTCCTCCTTATGCTGCGGCCTTGGGGCTGTAATACCACTCCATGGGCACCACGTCACTGCCCAGACGGGGGCAGCCGGTCAGGGTGACTGCAATGTTGCCCTTGCCCTTGTCGGTCGTCTTCATGGTCAAACCGCCGGTGGACAGTGCATTCATCAGCCGAACGGCAACCATGCCGCCATCCAGCGTGTCACCGACCCACCAGATGTCCTTAAAGTCGCCTGTGCTTTCTGTCGGGTCCAGCGTCATGCGGGGCGTGACCTTCTTCTCTGCCACATCGGCTGCACCAAGGGCCAGCTTGATAACGTCCGTTGTGGCATTCAGGGCCGTAAAGGCCAGCGTGCAGTCGTAGTCCTCGATCTGCATCAGCTCTGCGGTGTTCTTCTGGGCGTTGTCCACGTCCGCGCCCAGATCGGTGAAGTTTGCCTTGCAGGTCGCGGTGATGCCGCCGGTCGTGGCAGTGATAATGTCTGCGTCCTGAACTTCGGTCTCGCCGGTTACATCAAACTTGTTGACCACGATGCCTGCGTTGAACTGCATGGACTTGAACGCTTCCTGCGAAATTTTGGAAAATTTTCTTGCCATATTGCTCCTTACTCGCAAAATTGCGTGATTTCAAAATTGAGATATTCGCACAGATACCCTTCAGGCGGGTTGTCGAGGGGCTGTGCCCACGGGGTGCCTTTTTGCAAAAGAATAGCGCCGCCCTCGCAGGAAAGCGTTATGCTGTCCTCGAGGGCTGCGCTGATCGTATCTTCGGTTTGCAGAATGGGGGCTCTGCCGCCCTTGCTTGGGTACCACAGCCGGGCGTGGAAGGATGCCATTTCGTTCCACCCGCCGGGGATGGCGGGCTGATAGGTCAGATACGGCAGTTCTGCGCCGGGAGGGATGTTATCTTCCAGATAGCCCGGGACGCCAAAGCCGTTGAAAAACGTGTTCAGTGCCCGGTTGATGCTCTCAGACGGTCCCATTACGGCAGCACCGCCTTTTTGCACTTGACGGCCCGCAGTCCCATGCCGGATTCCGGCGGGGCTTTGCCCTCATCTGCCGTGCTGGTGATCTGGAAAGTCTGCCCGCCGTCCACCCGCTTGATGTAGTCCGGGAAGGCCAGCGGAACGCCGGTGTTGACCAGCAGGGTATAGGTGGATGCCGTGTCAGCCTGCTCTGCCACCTGTGCCTCCACGGTGGTGTCGTGGCGCTCCACGGCCTCAAACTCTGGGCCGTCCTGCCAGCCGGACACAAAGCCGCCCACGCCGTCCGGCTCATAGCTTCGGGTCTGAAAGCGGTATTTTTGGGTAAAGCTCTGCATCACGGTGGATGCAGCGAACGGATTGACCATGTCACATCTTCCTCCACTGGTTGATCTCGGATTTATAGCGGGTTTTTCCGTCGGCGGGCAGCCCGTCCGCTCCTGTAGCCATCGTCCCAGACCACCCGGCAAAGGACTGAGATACATATACGCCGCCGGACGGAAGCGCCTTGTCGTATGCGTCGATTTTTTCAGCAAGTGCCACGAAGTCAGGCGGCACACGCATGGGCTGCACCGTGCCGTTGAAGGTCTCGGCGGTCAGATCGCCGTCCCCGGCCTTGTGCACGCCGTCATTGAAGATGGATCCGCACACGAGGAAATACTGCCCTGGCACTACCCCGGCGGGCACGGTGTCCGGCTCAAAGATGAACTTCCCGGCAACGGGGTCGTCCGCCCGGTCAAAAAAATTGTGCGTGTAAACGCACAGCTCGGGGACGGTCATGCAAAGTCACCCCCTTGCAGGTTAGACCGATTCGGCCGGAGTAATGGTCTCAACTGCAATGCCGTCGATGTATTCAGCAAACAGCGTCATTCCCATGATTGCGGTGATAACGGTGACAAAGGTGTCATAGTCGGGGCGAGTGTTCACGCCCACAATGCCGGTTTTGCTGTCTGTGGTGAGGCGGAAGCCGGCGCGAGCCCAGTCGGAGTTGGTGGGGCTGACGTAGTACAGAACGATGTTGTCCGCAGGGGTGGCGATAACCTTGCCGCGTGCAATTTCGGTTTCTGCCAGCAGGAAAACGGTTTTGTAACCCATGAAGTTCTTGATGTAGTTGAAGCCAAACTCGCTCTGTTCGTTGATAACGGCGCTGGTGCCCAGGTACTCATACACGTCCAGGACATTCACGAACGCCACAACATCGGTAGCAGTACGGTGCATGGTCTTGAACTTGTTCAGGACGCGGCCCTTTGCCATTGCCATCGCCTCCTGAAAGGTCTTAGAGGTGCCTTTCAAGGTGCCGGTATTGAGGTACTTGTAGAATCGACCAGCCACATCAGCGGTCAGGTCGTTCAGCATTTCGTCATCGGTCATCTGAACAGCGTTCTCGTAACCGTTTTCGAGGATGGCTTCAGCGGTCGTACCCTTGGCCCACTTTTCGAGGGTGATCTTCTCATAGTCCTTGGTCTTGACGGTGTACTTGCTGTAGGGAATTTCCTCGCCCTCGCCGACTTTGCCGTCCTGCAAGGTGCCCTGTGCATACTTGCTCTTCAGCACCGTGTTGGGAAGCATCTCAATCTTGCGGGTGACACCCATAATGTCGCGCAGATGTTCCCAGTTGCGGCCGAAGCGGGTCACGAAGTCGATCTCGCGTGCAGTGGTCTGAATGTCAGCGGCCATCACAGTATTAGTTTTTGCAGGCATAAGTTAGTCCTTTCCATCGCCTGTCCCATTGAACAGGTCGATATTTGCTGCAATCGCGGCCTGCCGTTCGGTAGAATCCTTGATTGCAAAAATTTGGTCTTTGGTCATTTTGGAGCCGGTATTGGTGGGCGGAGTGTCCACCTTTGCGCCGGTGGTGGTCGTAGTGCCTACGAAGTCGCTCCAATCAGCCTTCAGGCTGTCAGCGTGCTTCTTAGCGTCCTTTACCTCACCCTTATCGTCCAGCTCCAGCTTGTCGATGTCTTCGCCGGACAGCCGCACAACGCGGTCTGCGTACTTGTCCAGCACCCCGGCGGACTTCAGCAGCTCCCGGAACTTGGCTTCCTTGGCTGCGTGGGCGTCCTTCTGGATCTGCTGGGCCTTGTAGTCGGTCAGTGCTTTTTCAGCGGCCTGCTTGCCGCCGTTGGCTGCGTCCCGGTCCTTTTCGGCCTGTGTGCGGGCTGTTTTTTCTTCATCCAGCTGGTTTCTGAGTCCGTCCGTCTCCTTGTGCAGGGCGTCCAGAATGGCTTCGACCTTGTCATCGTTGGAGGTTTCGGGGTTCTCCAGAATCGTGCGGATGTCAGCTCTTTTGAGTGCCATATGATAGTCCTTTCTGCCCTTGCTCGGGCTGCCATGCTTGGCAATAAGGTTTATTTGCCGGACGTGCTGCCGGTGTGGTGCCGCTTGTGGGGCTTGAACCCACGGCCCCCGGATTAAAAGTCCGGTGCTCTGCCGGCCTGAGCTAAAGCGGCATAAAAAAGCAGCTGACGCTGTGCGCCAACCGCTAGGTATTAAATTTCAACATGAGAACTTAAGTTATAATCGCCAGCCCATTCAACAACGATTTTGATATGCGCAGGGCTCATGCCAGTGGACCTGTAAAGCAAACCAAGCTCTTCTTTGGCAATTCTTGCTTGACCCCAAAAATCCTCCGGGCTCATTTTTTGCAGTTTTGCTCTTTCTGCGTTCCCTGCGCCTCTTCTTCGCAATTCTTCTAAGAGCCCTTCATAAAGTCTCCAAATCCATTGAGCATCTTCTATCAGCTCTTCGTTGGAAAGCTCTTCTCTAGGCTTCTGCTCAACTTTGTCCTTGACGAACATATGCAAAATAGTGTCTTTGAAAGAAATTCCCATGCTTACACCTCCTTGTTTCCTTCTTCCACTGCGATCTCTCGCAGTTCGTCAATGTGATTCTCCACCGCCGGGCGGAGAAACGGACGGGGTGCCATGCCTCGAGTTGCGTGAAACTTTCCGTTAAAATCCATCCAGACCCACGGTGTTTTGCGTCCGTTGCCCTTCTCGGCAAAGATGCCCGTGCCAAGCTCAACCCAAATTGAATACAATAAGTTGGACCCGATAGTCACGGTCTTTTTTGTGAGGTCGAGGACAAAGATCAGGCTTTGCTTGAGCGCACCGCCCACATAGCCCTCAATGCCTGTGCTGTCTGCCGTACCTGTGGGCACAAGCAGCTGGGCGTAGTCCTGCACCGTCATGCCCCAGATGGTCAGCACCCGCTCTGCCCAAGAGTCCAGAGCCTCATGCAGCTGCGGGGTGTTGTCGGTGAATTTGATGTCGTAGTTAAAGTTCATCGTTTAAACCAGCTATCTACTTTCTTTTGCAGTCGCTTTTGTGCGCGTTCGTATGTAGAAGAGGTAATTTCTGTTTCGCTGCGGCCTTTGCCGTTTGGCTTGCTAGAGTTTCTGTATTCTTCAAGCGACTTATACTTGAATTTTTTTGCTCTTTTAGTTCTTTTTTCCCAGTCTGCTTTTATTCCTGTTGCACGCTCTTTTAGATTGTCCTCAACCCATTTTTGTGGATTTTCTCCGCCTCTGTTTTTTATTTTGTTAAGAAGATGTTCTTTTGCCATCCAGTCAGGAGTATCTTTAACTTTCATATTGGATTCATATTCCATTTTTGCAAGTTCTAGTGTTTCCTGCGATGTTTTATATCCACCTCCGATGGAAATGTTACCAAAAGAGGATTTTCTTGCTGAACTTCCGCTTCCACGTTTGCTCATTGCGCATCCTCCTTACTTACGGCGCTTTTCCCACTTTGGGCTGTCCACTCCAAGTTCTTTGAGAATAATATCCCTTGCGAAAGTCGTTTGCTTTGATGTAAATTCGGGCTTTGGGTAAGCATCAATATCGTGTAACACAACCGCTTTACTAATTCTTTCTTCTATCGCATCTTTAGCAACCCAAGACTTTTTTAGCCCTTCAAACGTGTAATTCTTTGCACCAGCGAAGTTTGGGTTGTTTAGAACCCGTTCTGCTTGCTCCGCATAAGTTTTGTATGTTTCTGTTTCTCTTACAAGCTTTACTGCCTGCGCGATCTGCTTACTTTCGATAGATGAAAATCCAGCCACTTTCGCTTCGTTATAGTCCGTTTTTGAATAGTTGCCGCCCGCTCTCGCGGAGCTTCCCGAACCTCGTTTACTCACGGTAGTGCCTCCTCTCGTATTGAAATGGCTTGATTTTGGTCACGTTCCAGTCAAATTCCGCAGGGCATTTGCCATACCACAAAATACCGCTTGGTTGCAGCACTTCCAGCGCCTTGCGGCAGTGTTTGGCAAAGCACTCTGCTTCGTATGGGTCAGATTGTGTGCCGTGGCTCGAAATGCTCACAATGGCGTTTCTAGGCTCTCCGTCAAAGCACCAGTCATAACTTTGCTCTCCGCACCAGCAAAGCGTTGGAATGACGTGGATGCCGTGCGCCTGCCAGTATGCCGCCAGCCAGTGCTTTTTGTAGTGCATGAAAAGCTGTACCGCAAGCGGCATATCGCTGTAAAGCGAAAAATCCGGCGAGCACACCGCCCCGAACTGCTGCAAAAGGGAAATGTATTTGTCCGGGTTGTTCCAGAATCGTTCAAACTGGTAATCATCCTTGTAAAAATGCACGCCTTTTGTGGCCTTGTCTTTGGCCGTCAGCGCATAATTGACCGGGATCCATTCCAGCTTGTCAATGCGGATGTCCGTTTCCGGCTTGATAATAGGGATATGGAATCTTCCTTCACCCGGAAAAATCATCTTTTCGGTGTTTTCCATCGGCAAGATCACAGTTCATCCCTTCTTTCTTTTTCTGAATCCTTCCATTGTCCTAATAAGGCGTTTGTGTGCTCCATGCGGCTTTGCGCCATTTCCGTAGGAAGGACGCGCGTGTTTTGGCTTAATGTAACCACATGGGGGCTTAAAATCACGGCAAAAGTTCAAGAAAAAGTCATCGTTGATTACGACAATTCCAAACTTCTTATTTTTCATGCTTTGCGTTCTCCTTTCTGCGTTTGCGCTCTTCCGTCCACCACATTTGCTCTTTCTCTTTGCCGCCCTTGGATTTATACCACTCGGTGTAATCCATGACGTGGGTGGTCCCTTTGGTCACATTGTCCCGCTGCATGGCGTTCTGTCGGGGATACTTTCCCAGTGCAGAGGACAGCACACAACGGCAGTGGTAGACCATCTCCGGCGCTGCGTTGGGGTCGCCGGGGCGCTGAATCTCGTAGCCCATAACCTTGAACGGCTCGTCAAGCTCTGCCGTCTGCTGGTCGAGCAGACGGTGCATCTCACGGGTGCGGTAGTCGTGGGTGGAGTTCCAGCGCTTTTTGACCTCGATGCCCAAAGCCTGGGCGTTTCGCATCTGCTGTAAAGCCCCGGCGTTCTGGGCGCTGGTGAGGGATGTGATGGCGTTGTTCATGGCCCAGTGGATCTCCGTGTCAGCCATGCCATTCACTGCTTGCACGGCGATGTCGTGGACGCTCTTGCCCTGCACGATGCCCTGCATGACGTAGCGGTTGAAGACTCGGGCGTCATAGGTGCGGTTGCTCTCGCTCTTGATGCGCTTATTGGGCACCATGCGGGGGTTCTCCTTCAGCAGGAGCTTGACCGCTTCGGTGTTGTATAGGGTCAGCCCGAACGTCACACCTGCGGCCTGTTCCAGCTCGTAGAAAGCCCAGTTTGCGCCGAAGGAAAAGATATTGTATTGCTCGTCCCGGGCCAGCTTGTAGGCCGTCTCTTGGGCTGTGGTGCAGGTCTGCGTGATGCCGTCCAGCTTGGCCCGCATCAAATCGGACTGAAAGACCTGATTTTGCAGCCAGATGCGGTAATCGTCCTCGGTGATCTCACCCGCATCCAGCTGCGCCCGCTTGCGTTCGTCCAAAGCTTTGTACTTTGCCAGAAACTCGGTAAGCTGCTCCTGCATCTCCCGGCAGGCAGTGCCGTACACCCGCAAAATGCGGCGGCGCAGGCGGTTCAGTTGACGGGTAGAGATGCGGTCACGGTCAGAAATCACGTTTCATCACCGTCGTCCTCCTCCTCGTCCACGGTCTCCCGTGCTGCGCTCTCAGCCATCAGCGCGGCCTTTGCCTGCTCCTTCTGTTCCGGGGTCAGGTTGGGCAGCAGGTCAATGGCCATGTCCTGCCCGATGATCGGCGCCTCAGAAATCACTGTTGCGACCTGCTCGGCCGTGTTTGTGATCTTGCTGCGGTTGAATGCCGGCATAGCGTTGTCAAAGCCAGCCAGTGCGCAGATCTGCCGGATGAACGGCTTGACCTGAGCCTCGAAGTCGTCCGCGTTCTGGTTCAGCGGCTCATAGGCCGCATCCAGATGGTCGTTGGTGCTGTCCGCGCTGACACAGTGCACATCCAGACCGCCGAAGTCCTCATACACCCGGGTGTGGAGCAGCTCCAGCAGCGCCTGCCGGGCCGTCACGGGGATCTCGGTGGTGTAGGGGGTGATCTTTCCGCCCTCGCTGGTGTCTGCGCCTGCAATGTGGTACAAATTCAGCTTGACGAGGAACTCCTGCAGCTCGTCATCGGTCATGCCGTTGAAGTTCTCGCACAGCCAGTAGATCTGCGAAAAGTCCTGCAGGTCATTGCAGAAGCCGGACATCACCAGATCGGTGTTGTCAATGTAGGCTTTCAAGCCCACAAGCGTGCTCTGGTGCAGGTCGGAGCCCCACAGCGGCACAATGGGAAGAGCGCTGTAGTTTTCGCCCTCCACGCTTTCCAGCCCGCCGCCGGGTGTGGTGACGGTCACGCTCTTGTATGCCTGCTTCGGCGTTGTCTCCTGCATCGTGCTGCCGATTTTGCTTTCCGTGTACTCGGTGAAGCCGTCCAGCTCGTACAGGATATAGTGCATATCCGTGTCCGGGTTCAGCCTCCAGAAGCGCACACCCGCCTGCAAAAGGCCTGTCTTTTCATCGTACAGGGGCGCAAACTCTGTCAGCTTGAAAACAACCATGTGGTCGTTGTTCCAGAAGCCAAAGCTCTCGCCGTGGATCAGGGCGAAATATCCGGCTTTCTGGATCTGCTCATCAAAGTTTTGCCCCAGCCTTTCCTTGTCCACGCCATCGTCCGCAAAGACTACACCGTTGCCGAGGGAGTAGGTCGCCCGCTGCTTGTTGAGCCGCCGGAAAAGATTGCTCTTGACCATATCGGGGTGTAGGATGTCTTGCTTGGTGTTTTTGGACAGGCGTTGCAGCATCAAAGCGTAAGCCTGCGCGAAACGTTCAGCCCCCGGGTTTTTCTGGGCATCGTACAAGTCGGCGTCCAGCGCCATCTTGTACGGTCCGGAAGCGCAGTGCTGCTGCACGAACCGTCGGATGAAATCAGGCTGTTCCCCGGCGGCTTGCGCCTGCTGGAAGGTCTGGAAAGTGTATACAGTGCTCAAAATCAATCCCTCAGTTTCACAAGGCGCTTTGTGCGCACGAAATAGCGGATAGCGTCCATGCAGTGGTCGTTGACCTTCAGCACGGTGTCGTCTTTATCCGGATCCCAAGCGTACACGCCAAACTCTTCCAGCGTGTGCTTGCAGTCTTTGTATATTTTCAGTCTCCCGGTCTGCAGCATGGTCTGCACGTCCAGAATGCCGCTCAGGACGTCGTTGTTTGCGGGCGTCTGGGTAAAGCCGTTCTTGCGTAGCTCTGTAATTAAGGGCAGGGCAGAGGGGTCCACAATGATCCTCTCCGGCTTGAGGCCATCCAGCCACGCCTTGAGGTCTGTAACGTACTCGCCCACGGTCTTTTGCCGCTTCTGTTCCCGTCCGCTGTAGTAATACTCCCGGGTGACGATCCAGCAGTCTGCATCTGCCTGCTTCTGGAACAGCAGAAAGGTCGTTGCGTTCTGGGTGCCAAAGTCGCACGCCACATAGGCGCTCTTTGGAGACAGCTCCGGCAGCACATCAACGACGTGCTTCTTGCGGTCAAACATGTCATATACAAGGCCCTCAGCCACCGTCCACAGGCCCAGAATGTAGCGCTGGTAGAAAACGCCGCTGTACTGACTGCGGTATCTGGCCTTGATGTCCTCGGAAAGCGACAGGTTGTCGTCCATCGTGAAATGGAGATACATCATCTTGCGGGAACGGCACTTGCGCACCCACTCGAGATAAAACCAATGCTGCGGGCTGCCCGGGTTGCAGTTGAACCAGAACTTTGACCCGGTGACAGAGCAACGGGCTGTGGCCTGATTGACGAAGCTCTGCGGCATCAGGGCCACCTCGTCGAAGAACGCCCCGGCAAGGGTGATTCCCTGGATCAGGTCTTGGCTGCTCTCATCCTTGCCGCCGAAAAAGTAAAACTCGTTAACTTTGCTGCCCTTGCTGACGGTCATACAGTTTTCTGCCCGGTGCTCCTTGACGTTGTAGCCACGGGCTGCAAGCTGCTGCTTGAGTGTGCCCAGCACGTTGCGCCGGAAGCTGGCAATGGTTTTGCCGCACATGGCGAATTGCTGGCCGCTGTAGCAGGTCATGGCCCACTGGACGAACGAAAAGCTCATGGCAAAGGTCTTGCCCGAGCGGATAGCGCCATCTGCAATGATGCCGTTGTAACCGCTGTATGCACTCTGCGGTGTCCACCAGCAAAGAACCATCTTTTGCCGCTGGCTGAGGGCTTTCCAGCGAAAGCCGTTACTTTTCCGCACGGTCGTCCTCTTCCTCCGGCAGCATGTCTACATCATCCGGCGGGCTGATGTCTGCGGCAGCGCTCAGAGCCTCAAGCAGACCATCGTCCGGGGCTTCTATGCCGCTCTGGTCTCCCAGCATAGCAAACTTGTCCACGATGGTGCCAAAAGCGGTGGAAAGCTGCGGCAGCGTTGCCTGTTCAATTTTGTCCGGGTCTGCCATCGCTTGCAAGTACAGTCCGAGAAGATTCTGTGCTTCCCCGCGCTTGCTCTCTAGGTAGGAAAGCATATCCTGCGAATTTTCCCGCTTTTTTTGTGCACACAAACGCGCACTCTCTGGGTCTTCCTTCACGACTTTCTTAACCGTCGCGTCTGAGACATCGTTCAACTTTGCAGCGGCGCGGTAGCTTTGGAGCTGCACATAGTCAGCAACGATCTTCTTTTTTTGTCTGTCTGTCAGCCGCTTCGCGCTCACCGCCACCACCTCTCTAAACTCACGCAAAAGAAAAACCGCCCGGAAATCCGAACGGTCAAAATATCAAAATAAGCAGCACCCGTGCATTCAGTGCATTGGAAAGACGTCAAACGGTGGGCGCTGCTGCATCCGGAACTTTCGCGGCCGGATGCCCCGCTATTGCGCGGCCCCCTCATAGGGCACGCAAGCACTCCCGGCAGGGCTCGAACCTGCAACACGCGGTTTTGGAGACCGCTGCTCTACCACTTGAGCTACCGGAGTATAAAAGCCGCCCTTGGAATCGAACCAGCCGTGTCTATACACACGCGCCGCGCTCCAAACTGCGCTCAGGCGGCCATATAAAAACAGCTCCGGTTTGCCGCCGGGGCTGTTGGTTGGCGCACATCCTGTCAGGAAAGCTACACCTTGGCAAGGATTCTAAGGCCTTTTCTCGGCACGGGAGGTTGCACGTGCGGCCTTTCGGGTTGTCTAGTCCATGCGCCATATGGTGCGAGATCGCGGGGTCAAACCGCGCGGAGAGGAAGGCCTCGAACCTTCCCGATGCGCTCAAAGTTGCGCAGCTCTGAGCGGAGCCGTTTCGGAATCTCGCATAGAAGCAGCCCGCGAAACGTGAAGAGAGAGCAAAGCCCTGTACCTGCAAACAGAAAAGGAGGAAAATGCCAAGAAGGGACACGTTTCGGAGGCTGCGTGCATCGGTTTGCCTTTTGGCTTTTCCGATGATACAATTTTACACCATGCGATAGTGAAACCGCAATGTAATGACAGTGCAATGTTTTTAAAGGCTCAGCTCCTCCATTGCTTTGCGCCGCAAGACATAGACCATGCGCAGAGAATAATTCATATCTTTTGCGACCCTGTCCCACGTAAGGCAATCGAGATAGTACTTGTACAGCACCGTGTATGCTTTCTCGTTCTGGATCTGGGCGAGCGCGTTTCTGATTTCGAGAAACAGCCTGTCGCAGACCGCTCTTTGCTCATAAGCGCGGCGCTCCGCTTCCTCCTCGCGTTCCACCGCCCGGGCAAGGCTCTGGCCATCTTTGCTGCCGCCGGGGGCCGCGCTGAGGCTCTGGGTAATGTGTCGGGTGGCCTCCTGTGCTTCTGCCAAACGGTCAGACAGCAAGTAGTATCTTTTCTCTGCTTCGCGGTATCGGTTCAGCCACACCTTAACGGCGCGGTAATCGGTTCCGTCCGGCTTTGGCATGTCGGTGTCAGGTGTCCATGTGCGAATCATGTTATTTCCCTCCAAAATAGGCTCCCGCTGTCGCAAGCGCGAATATTTCGGCAACAACCGCGACGAAAAAAATTTTAGGGTGGTCAAATGCAAGCTGTACCATTCCTGCCAAAGCTGCACACAATAGCACAAACACAAGCGCCACCTGAAAGCCAACGTACATAGCATTTTGAACTGTCATTTTACTCCTCCATTTCTTCGATCTCGATTTCCACCCTCGGGTTCTTCCGGTCAAGCTCCACCCGGCTGCCATCGTGGGCGGCAACGATGCGGCTGTTGTCGTCCTCCAGCACGCGGGCTTTTACCAGAATGTCCGTGGTCGCCTCGATGAGGTTTGCCAGATCGACCCGGCGGGCGGTCTTCATGTAATATACACACCGCACGTTTACACGGGCAGAGATAGGGCTGAGCGGCCTTTTGATTTGCCGCAGGCAGTCGGTCTCATAATCCACGTAGGCCTTGCTGGGAGCCACAAAGCGCCCGCCTGATCGGCTTCTGAGGATGCGGGCGGAGTTCTTCTTGGTTCGCGGGTCGCCGTAGAGGATCAGGTGCATTGACTGCCTTCTTTCTTGTATTCCATCCAAAATGCGTTGTTCAAATTTTTGTAAACAGCCTTGTTTTTCTGCGCTTTCCTTCCCTTTGCAATGCGTTCGCAGAGGTCGTAGTAGTGCTTCTGGCAGTAGTTCTTCCCCGGAATCGCCATGTTGTCGCACCACTGGCATTGACCAGTCTCTTTGAAATGACGAGAACGTTTTGAATGCCATTCTCTGTCCCACCTGCGGTATTTGATAGCGCATTCATAGCACATTGTCTTGCCACTTACTGCTTTACGTTTACCGCACCGAAAGCATATTCCATTAGCTTTCAGACGTTCTCTGCGCTCTTTCTGATAAGCATTAGCTTGCGCCCTGTCTTCGTTCTTGTTCCTGATTCTGCCCCTTTCACGATTTTTTTCAAGGCACTCATCGCACAGTACTCTTCCGGGAGAAGCCTTTGCGTGTCTACACGCCGGGCAGATTCCATGCTCTTTGTACCACACGTAATCCTCATGGTTTGGCATGAGCTTCACTCCCATTCAACATTTTCAGCACATCATCCGCAGCGAGGAACCCCAGCACGTTTTTACCATCGCCCACCAGAGGTTTTCCCATTACTTCCAGCAGGCCATCCCCCCAGCCGTAGGAACCCGGGATGCAAATTGCGTCCCAGTGGTACTTGCCGTTTTTCAGGACTATAATCTGTTCTCCGTCCATGTACTCGAGATCGTAGGTGTGCTCTACGCCCATCTCAGTAAGGGCAGCGTCCAGTTTTTGCATTTCAGTCATTTCATCATCCCTTCCATTGCCAGCTGCTCGCACTGCTTTTCAGCTTCCCGGCGCTGCTGGTCATACTCAAACAGCATATCTGCGTACTCATTGCCCACCCGGCGGATGGCCGTTTCCAGCATCTCCGTTACAAGGTCGTGATACTTGTCTGCGCCCTTGCGGCTGTTTCTGGCAGCTTCCCGGGCTTCCCACAGGTCGGTGAGTTTGTCCCGCCTGTCGGCGGTGATCTCGCCATAGCCGTAGGCATCCTGGATCTGCTCCATGCTTTCCCAGCCTTCCAGCTCAGCAAAGGGGTCAGCTTCAGCCTTTGCCATGCTGCGGGCTTTGGTCTTTTTCTTGACGTACCGGGTCAGACCGTCCTGAATCACGGCGCGGGCATCGTCCATCGCCTTGCGGATGGCCTTTGCTTCCCGCTCTTTCTTGAGTTGACCGGGCTGGCTGGCCCATTCGGCCATCAGCTCGGATTTCGTTTTCGGTTTCATCTGCTTACCCCCATTGTTCGGACATTGCTTTTGCAATGCCAGGATAAGTTTTGCTGCGTTCTTTTGAGTGGCCTCTTCCCATCCAATGATTCTTTTCTCGCAATTTTTGCGGTAACGTCATCATGTAATCGTACACATTGTCGGTTTCTTGCAAGATGGCAAGGTTTTTAAGCCACAGGCAGGTCTTTTTTTGCTCCGGGTGCCCAAATTGCCATGGATTGATAATCTGGTCCGGCTTTCTGTATAACGTAGACATTACACACACCGGGTTTTCAATGGCAATTCGCGGAATATCTGCTTCCGCAAACTTCATAAAAAACGCAGCTGCTTCAAAGCGCAAGCTGAGAGGCTTTCTTCCCTCCGTGAACCACCGCGCGCCAGAAACAGCCAAGTGTGTGCAAGGCGGGTGTGCAATGAGCAAGTCCCACTTGCCAACGTCATGCGTTACGCCGTCCATTGTCACGACTTGCCCCCCTCCAGAGCCTTGAGCGCATCTCCCAGAATATGCCACTCTGGATGCCCACCGGACGGTTCCTGAATATCGCAGGAGTAGGCTTCGTGGCCACGGGCGCGGAACGCCTTGCACACTTCCTGCGATTCCTCGCAGGCAATCAGCACTTTCATCGTTTTCTTCCTCCCATCCAAAATTCCTGATTGAATGCGTTCTTACCGATGCGTTCCGCCGCATGCTTGGCATCTGTGTATGCACGTTGCTCCTTCAGCTGTCGCTTGTACTCGGCGTACCGTGGGCAGCTGTCGTGACAGATCGGGTGCCGGTCGGGGCAGTCCTTGCATGTCGGGTTCGTCATGGGGATTCGACCTCCATTCTTTTGGCCTGAATATCCGTATACTCCGGGTAGTGGTCGCCCGCCATCTGGCAGGCCCTGAATTCTGCCGCCTGCGGACTGGAAGCCGTCATGCGGTAGGTGAGTGCTGCATCTCCAACCGGGCCGCTGCACTCAAGGATCACTTTGTATCGGGGCATTCTCTTCCTCCTTTTTCCGCTTCTCCAGCCACTTCATGGTGCGGTCCGGTGCGTCCCTCATGAAATCCCCGGCCTTCTCGGCTTCCTCCGGCGGGCGTGAAACGTACCGCACCGGGTTTCGCTGGAACGCAGGGGCTTTTTGCCGCTCCTTGTCCCGCGAGATCCAGCCGGATGCAGCTGCCTTCCAGCTCTTCATGGGGTTCTTACCCACCTTCCACCCGTTGGACTCGTAAAAATCCAGGAACCTCTGGGCCTGCTCTGTCGTTCCGCCCTTTTCGGCAAAGTACGCCTTGACCTCTGCCATGTCCGGTGGGTGGAATCTGGCTGTTTTGGTCTCCGGCGTGGGTATCGGCGCGTTAGCGCCTTTCTTTATATCCCCGTTAGGGGATATTTCTTTATAAACAGATTCAGACTCAGATACAGATACAGATAAGCTATTTTTGCTATTGGCAAAATGGCATTTGCTATTTTTGCTATTGGCATCAATAGCTTTGCTATCGGATTTCCAACGTTTTTCCGCGCCTTTTCTTCCAGCTTGCTGCCGCGCTTCGGATGTGCTGGAATACTTTTGTACGTTCATTTCATCAAATGCTTTTACAGTTTTCCACATCATCCGCATGGAGCGGTCTGTAAAATCCGGTTCTGTTCCGTTCTCGACGTAAGCTGCATACGCACGGATAAACTGTCCAAACTCTTCATCTGTCAGTTCTTCCATCGTGTGAACGTGCTCCAAAAGCAAAATAAAGCTGGTTCGTCTTTTCTCCGGCATACTCCACCTCCTTTCTCGTTTTTGCACGCCCGTATAGCCAGATAGCACAGCTTGCAAAATCAGAAGGGGAGGTCGCCGTCATCGGAGATCAGGCTGAAGTCCTCCGCCGGGGCCTCTGGAACAGGAGCAGAGGCCTGCGGCGGTTGCTCCTGTTCTCGCTGGCTCTGGGTACTAAAGCCCATCTGCTGGGGCTGCGAGGCCTTCGCCTGATGCACCTGCCGGGCTGTCTGCTGCTCAAAGGACGCCGGAGCCCCGGAAGACCGGCTGCCGCAAAAGCTCACGTTGTCCGCCAGGACCTCCACGGCAGTGCGGTTGTTGCCGTTCTTATCCTGATACTGGCGAGTCTGGAGACTGCCTTCAATGGCAATCAGACTGCCCTTCTGGAAATACTTGCTCACGAACTCAGCGGTCTGCCGCCAGGCCACCACATCCAGAAAGTCTGCTTGACGTTGTTCGCCATAGCGTACAAAGCTGCGGTCACAGGCCAGCCGAAAACGGCACACGTTGGTGCCCTGGGGGGTGGTACGCAATTCCGGGTCCGCCACCAAACGGCCCATAAGAGCTACTACGTTCAGCATGATCACACCTCCGTGGCGGCTTCATCAGATTCGCAGTCCACGCTGGCCCCCATCAGGACCTCCGGGCACTCGGACCGGGCAAAGTAGGCCGCCGCCCGGTATTTGAGCATCATCTCGGTCATCTTAGGCCAGTAACTGCCGTTTTTGGTCCACCATCCGGAGTCCTTGGCCATGCGGACGGTGACCTTGGGGCCCTCGACATTTTCGCCTGTGAGCTTGTCCACGGCGATGAGGCGGCATCCCCAGGTGTCGGTACCCTCCTGGCCCTCCATACGGTACCGGGTGCGTCCGGCAAACAGGCCGCTGTGGTCGATCAGGGCCTTGCAGCTCTTGCCGCTCCAGGAGGGGTTGCCCTGGACGACGTACAGGTTCTGCATCACAAAAATGGGGTCCATGCCCATGCGGTTGGCCATGTCACAGGCCACGGCACAGCTGGCAACGTTTTTGGCGTAGCTCTTGGGCACCATACCGTCCGGCAGCTGGGCATAAGCCTTGCCCTTGCTACAAGCCAACTTCCAGCTGCTGAAAGCGGTGTCGGTGTTCTGGGCCTGGCCGGGGGTAAGGGCCTCGGCAGTTTCTGGCATGGGGGTCAGCTGCCCGGCGGCAGCCGTTGGGGTGGTGTGGATTGTCTCAGGCATGATGGATGTCCTCCTCTTGATAAGAAACTTCAATGATGTCAGCATAGCGTTTGATAGAATCCAGTTCAGACTTGGTGCAGTGGAACACGATCTTCCGGTCCCGGGGCTCCTCCCGGGCGTTGAAGTTCAGAAACTCTCCGGTGTCGAATTCGTCAGGGTCCCAATCCAGCTCTTCCTTCGGGTGGCCAAAGGACACAGCAGGCCTTACCAGGCTGATCTGGGGCGGATTTTGCTGGGGGCCCTTGTAGTTGTCCGGCAGGCCCTTTATCACCGCCTCACGCAACAGGGTACGGTACTCTACCCCATAGCAATAGTCGATGCTCTCAAAAGGCTCCGGCATGATCTGCTCCCCGGCGGCAGCATGGATAACGTCGATCTGACACATCAGGGTGCCAACCAGCCGGTAGATCTGGTCGATACAGCTACGGCTTGCAGGGCCGGACATGAGGCCGCTTTGGGCAAAGTTGGTAAAAAAGGCTACCGAGTGGTTCACCTCGCTGGCAAGCTGGTTCCCGGTGCTGATGAGCCGGAACAGCAGGTCATTGGGCCCGATGTAATGGAAGATGCCCTCAGCCTTATTAGAAAGATCCTTGATGCGCTGGTGCTTGGTCATGGGCGCTGTTTTCATTTACAAAACCTCCAAAGTGTGCTATTCTTCGGGGAGATGGGCCTTGCAACTCATCACCCTTTGGGCTTGTCCGTGTTGGCGCACGGGCAGGCTCTTCTTTTTTTGCGTCATACACGGTGTACCACATGACATGGTGGACAGTGTCAGGCATATGCGATCTTCCCGGACTCCTCTTGCAGCATCTCCCGCACGTTGTCCATTTCTTCGGCGCACATCTCCCAGACGGTTGCCCGCGCGGAGTATTCGGCTCGGACAACAATGTCGTCTGAGGCTTCGGCTTCTCGCCTGCAGCGTTCGGCAAGCCGCGTGTAGGATTTGACTTTGTCCTCAACGTACTCTTTAGCCGTCATCATGCCCCACGCTCCTGATTCTCCGGATATTCCGAGTTGCGGGCGTGGGTGCGGTTGATCTTGCCGTACTTGCGCCGCTTTGCGGCTCTCTCCCTGTCCTCTGCGGCAAAGCCCAGACGAGCCAGCAGAACAGCGGCCAAAATCAGCACCAGCGACACTGCAAACAGCGTGCCGGAGATGTATCCAGTAGTCTGCGCGGTGCCCTCTGCGCCCACAGCTGCGCCCATTCCAACGCCGCCAAAAACGACAGCCAACCAGTAGTAAGTAGTAGATTTGAGTTTCATTCTTTCGGGCCCTCCTTTGTATAAACCTTTTCGAGCTTGTAAAAATCCTTCACCCACGCCATAAATCCGGCACGGGAGATCAGCGGAGCGGCGCTCTTGGTGTCAATAGACGGCACCGCCCATGCCGGGAAGCTACCGGCCTGAATCATACCGGTAAAGATCGGCTCGCTCACTGAAATGTTGTTATCACGCATGATCTGGCAGCACTCTGCGATTCCCATGCTCGGCTTCACTGCCGCACCCCTCCTTTTTTCTCTCAGCTGCCGCTTCATCCGGATGTGCTCCAACCGCTCCGGCTGCCTTGCATCCCAACGCTGTTCAAGCCAGCGCTTGTTGTAATGTTTCTTCATGGCTTCCACTCCACAAATTCCCCGTTTTTGAGCGTGTACCAGGTGTTTTCTTTGATAACGGCTCCGTCAACCTTTGCCATTTTGGCCAGCAGCATATTGCCGTCATCATCATACTCGGTCAAGACGATGTAGCAGCCGATTGCCCCACGAGCCTTGCTTTTGTAACCGTTAGCAACGGCAATACTATCTTTTCCGCTTACTTCTGCCGTGGAGCAATCGCCAGAGGCAGCACCCGTGGAGCAATCGCCAGAGGCAGCACCCGTGGAGTACAAGCCAGAGGCAGCACCCGTGGAGCAATCGCCAGA